AGCCGCTACATCAACTCCAAGGTACTGGTGGATAGCTGGTCCAATTAATGATCAGGCAACTCTTGAAGCAAAGGTCAAAGAGGTGGTAGGTCGTCTGCCGGAGAGAGCCCCGGATAACTACGAACCGTTTGCGGATTACGATGTTGCCTATGACTGGGCACGGGTTAATGGATATGCACTAATCAACTGTAATTATCCAGGCTATAGGTTGGGAGACTATGATGCAGATACCCAGTCACTGATCAATATTGAATCCGGATTTCTACCCTCATTTGACGGATTTCAGGCAAAGCTTCGTAACTTGGCAAATCCAACACCAAGTGTTGGTTTTGGAACGGCTAACCCGTACGCAGTGCCTCATGAGTCCATTGAAATAAGCACGACTGGCTCAATTGGCTCACCGGCTGGCGGAATTGGACAAGAATCAGGTATTGAATTACTTTCAGGGGATCACATCAGTCAACTAGTGAATCCCATTGTGAGTGGAACACCAAATGGAATTATTTTTGAAGCAATTATGCAGGTGCCGGCCGGTTCTTCCAATTCGTATACTCTATTACAGGCAAGACGCAGCGATGACAACAGCCTATTCACAATAGGCTGGGATCATGTGGCGAATGAATGGAATATACGAATCAACGGCGTTCTGGTCTACCAACAGAACCCACCGGCAGGAGGTTCAGGGTTCCCGGCCGGTACCTATCATTTCTGTGTAGCGATTCCACAGACGTCCAATAGTGGACCAGTCAATCTGTATATTAATGGAACGGCCTATACACTGATTGATGTGAACTCTCGTTCATGGAACATTGCCAGCGTTAGATTTTCATTCGGCTCAGAATTCGACGGCACCGTTGGAAGTAAAAATGTGGACCGGGTGTTTTCAGCAAAGGTTCACAACCTCGTTTTGCCATGGAACCCGTCTAGCGCTGATGCCTTTGTTTCCGATAACTGGACAATTGCTCAGGCTGTTTATAGTCTATAAAATCTATTTCAATCGACTTCATTACCATTTCGCTTCCTCACCAATATCAGGTAGAGCACAATGAAATCCAACAAGTCGAGTCTTGGCTTCAAGAAAGCAGCCGCATACTCCGCATTGCGCTAGTGCTGGACTAAAGTGTTCGCACTCTTTACAGATTTCCATACGACGAGTCTTTTCAGCCTCGCTAACAAAAACCTTGTCCATGATTCGACTTAGGACGGTTGCCTTTGGGGCTGGGCTATTTGAGCCGCACCCACAGTTTTGAGTTGTCTCGGTTAACATGCAGATTTTAAACTATTTCTAAGAATCTTGTATCATTGAATTCCAGGTAGTTTTCAAGCAGGCTTGAGTATTGCTCACGATACTTGAGAACGGCAAGATCCTTGGCCTTGGCCTCGACCTCAATGTCGATAGCTAAGCCATAGTTATTTATTTTCTCGTAAATATGGTCAGCATGAGAACGTGCAATGACTGATGCATCCTCAAAGGTTTTCTTGCAACTTGAGTAATGGGTGAGGGGCCGGTGACCGTGCCAAGTAGTATGGGCTAGACGCAGAGCAGCTTCCTCAGTAAGATCACCAGTATTGAAGCGGTGATGATGAAAATCGAATGTGATTGGCGTACCAATCTTTAAATAAATCATTTGATAGAGGTCGGCTGCTGAATATTGAGCAGCCTTGTCATCGTTTTCAACGACCAGTCTGGCCCGGGTATTGGGCTTTAGTAACTGAAAGTTTTCGCAAAAACGTTGAGCTGCTGAGACCTTATCGCCGTATGCACCACCGACATGAATGTTGATTGGAAAACTAACACTCGTTGGCAAGCCCATGAGATCCATGATTTCACAGTGCTGATCCAAATCCTTGACTGTTTTGGTAACCACCGATTGAGTCGGAGACGGCAAAACATCGAATTGGCCAGGATGCATTGAAATACGTATGCCATTGGCTAATACAAAGCGACCAATTGCCTGCATGTCTGGCAGAATATTGGAAAAATTAGGAAGCTGTTGAATCTCGTACTCTGACATCCAAGGAAAAATATCGCTTGACATTCGATACACGTAAATATCATTAGCTAAGTTCCATTCTAGAATTTTAAGAATGTCCTTGACGTTTTGATGAGCAAGCTCTCCACAGTACAACGGACCCTTCTCCTGAAAGGTCCGCTTTATCATACCGCGATTAGCAGTAATTTTTTTATCAGCTAGCGATAAGTTAATACAGCAATAGCCAAGTCTTACATTTTTAGATATCATGTAGTTAATTTACCAAATTAGTAGATTAACTAGCTTTAGCTATAATTATGAGTTGCTGCACGAATTACTCGAATCACATCAAGTGCGTCTTGGCAAGCATCATGTGTAACTTCTCCAGGTAACTTAAATCTTTTCAAGCACATATTCAAATTAGGTAGACTATCGTCTTCTGCCCAATCCGTGCACAGAATGGCTGGATCAATTATTCGCTGTCTCATTTGAATACATGAACCCCAACTCGGTAACTTTTGCAAAAAAAGTTTATCGAACGTTGCAAAGTTTTTGCCAGCTGCATTGATCTTGACTGCTCCAGTTGATTCCATCTTGAAACCGTTTGCCATCAACCACATTTGTAATTGTTTAGCTGCAAGCCCAGCTGGAATAATCTTATTGGTTTTTCGATATTCAATACGATCATCCTTGTTTAAACCTTCCATTCCAGATAGGATCTTTAGGATCCATGAATTCATGCTCAGTGCAGTAGGCTGACCAGAATAGGTCTCATGTTCAAGTATGCACATGAACTGAGGAAGCTCAGCGAGCGGTTTGGGATCGGCCGTGTCTTCAATGACTGCTCCAATCTGTAAAATTTGACAGGTCTCTGAGTCGAGACCTGTCGTTTCAATATCAATCGATACGAATTTCATTAGTTCTTTTATTTTTAAAGGTTAAAAAGGTAAGTCATCATCGCTCCAAGACGTATCAACCTTCGCTGTTGATTTCTTTGGGCTAGTATCAATACCTAGGCTACGGAAGATGTCATCATCGTCATCCGTGTCCTCTTCCATCTGCTTGCCCTTAACTGCAGCACGCTGCTGGCCGCTGATGCGATAGGCTTCTAGTGTATTGAAGTATTTGGTTTGACCTGACTTGTCTGTCCAGTCTCGACCCTTAACGTCAAACGAAACTGCAACAGTATCGCCAACTCCATAAGAGTCAATCATGTCACACTTGTCTTGAACAAGTCCAAATGCTATTTTTTGTGGGTACTTATCTCCCGTTTCAATAATGAACTCTCTTTTGCGAAAGCCCTTGTTAAAAGTCTGTGCTGGGAATATTTCAATGATTATTCCGGTTAATTCAAATGCCATAGTAATTAAAAGTCTGGGTTAGTTATTCTTATATTATAGTTTGTAAAATTCTCAAAGTCCTTGCGATCTGCCTCAATTCGGCGATCTACTGAATCTCCTGGCATGTGGCGGCTCGCCATTCTCTCACGTCTAATCTCTTCGTCAATATCAATAAAGATGACGAACGATTTTTTACGAGAGTCCTCATCAACATGCGCTAGGCCAGTAGGAGTCATGATGAACACATCGTCCTCATCAAATTGTCTAATTGAGGTTCCATAGAGCCAACCGTTAAACTCAACGTACTCATAGAAATCATCATTCTTAATCATTTCTTGAGCCTCTGCTGGAGAAATAAAGATGTAATCAACTCCATCTACTTCGCCTTCTCTGGGAGGACGGGTTGTGTAGCTGACTGCGTATTTAAAGCCTTGAGCTTCAAATTTTTTGCGGATGTGGTCTTTACCACTTGCGGCACGGCCGACTATTATTATTCTTTTATGCATGTCTAATTAAAATTCTCTTTTCTGTCCGTGAACTACTTTTATTACTGGAAATCTCAATGAGTGTTCTCCGTGTTGATCAGTTGTTTCTTCAAAATACTGGACGGTTATTGTTTTACCTAAAATTTCATCGGGGTTTTGATGGTAAAATCTTCGTTGGTCAAGAGAGAAACCTGAACCGACTCTAACTTGATTACCCTTGTGTTCAACGATTACGGCCTTTAACATCACCTCTTCAATTTCACGGCCGTTTTCAATAACTCGATGGACATCGCTTTCGTGATCAATTACTACATATTCAGCGTCGTGCATTTTCTTAACTTTCAAAAGGTTCTTTGATCTTTTACCTTCATAGCCAACCGATTTACGCATCATGACCCCTTCGTATCCCATTCGAGTTGCATCGGCTACTAATTCCTCAAAATGCTCCTTGTTCTCAACCTGTATCTGAACTAGCGGTTCTGCATAGGTTAGTCCGGTAACTACTGCATTCAGGATAATTAATCTTGCAGCAAGCGAAACGTTACCTGATTGAGCACTAAATTCCTCAAGCTCAAGAAAATCAAAAACGTAATATTTAGGCGAAACAATCGTATGGTCCTTACGGCCAATTTCCTTGATTATACCTTGGAAATCTTCAAGACCTCCTTCCTTCATGACACAAACTTCTCCGTCCAAAACTTTACTACGTAAACCAAGTTTCTTAATGTCCTCAGCCAAGACACCCAAGGTCAAGAATTGATTACCTGCTCTGGAATAGAATTTAGGTTCTCCATGCTCATCAATTACGGTAATACACCGAACTCCATCAAGCTTACGACTTGCCCACCATTCACCAGAGTCAAAGTCAACCTTCTTTTCATTGCCGTCAAACTTTTCAGCTAGTGCAACATCAAAGGTTGGTACCGTTCCAGGCATTACCGAGTTAATTAGAGTAGCGGTTGCTCTGGTCTTTAGATTTCGGTCAATCACATCATAGATCACATCTGAGAATTCTTGATTCTTGGCAATAAAACCATTCACGGCTTGAATAGCAGAGTGACCAGTCACACGACGTTCATTCAGATCATCAAGTATTGAGAATAGATTATCATAGTTATCTAAACTAAGATCCTGACGCTTCTTTAGGTTATCTGAAGTGACGTGATATTGTTTAAATGGAGAATACACATATTCAAATAACTTTCGGAGTACTGGAGAGTCATACTTCTTAAGTATTGATTTCTTATCGTTGGTTGATGAAGTTGCTTTCATTTCTTCAATGAAATTTACAACTGCTTGAAAATCTTGATTGTTCATATTGGTTATTATACTAAACAACAAAAGCCGCTGTCGCGGCTTTTGGAGAATAATTGGTGTTTTGTTTAATTAGCTAGGATTTACTGGAGTGTTTTCCGAATCCGCTTGATTAGCAAGCTCATCCTGTTTAGCCTCTTCGATTTTCAACTGATTAATGATTTGATCAAGTTGCTTCATTTCCATTACCGGACCGTTTAGAGCGATCGCAATTCTGAAAACTCGTTGAGCTGATTCAAGGCCAGAACCTTCGTACTTG